TGAGCATCGCCGTACACCTGAGCATCGCCGTACACCTGAGCATCGCCGTACACCCGAGCATCGCCGTACACCTGAGCATCGCCGTACACCCGAGCATCGCCGTACACCCAAGCATCGCCGTACACCTGAGCATTGCCGTACACCCAAGCATCGCTTTCTTGGTCTAAGTTCTCATCTTTCTCAACATATCCTCCCAAATCACCTTCCTTGGCATATTTGAAAGACTTTGTACACTTAATTTGGAATAATTTAATTCCAAAAGTATTGAATACAAACTTGTCTGTAAGTTCAAATTTCTTTTCCATGTCAATCAAAATTAAAATTATCCTCACCGTCCGGTTCTTCGTCCGGCATATCATTACCGAAATCCATCGGAATGAACCAGTCTGAAATAAACTCTTCCATATTATTCCTCCGTATCTTCACTATAACATGGCATAAGCAACCCAACACTACTTACGCCCTCCATCATACTATCAAAAACAATAGGTTTATTAGTACCCTTAAATGTAGCGACACACTTGTCGCTTTCAAAAAGAGCTTTATTCAACCGTTGCATAATCTTCATGTCAAACTTCACTTGTGGAAGCGGAGTAGTCTGCGTATTCAAAGCACCCTGCAAGACTTTTTCCGCATCAGGATATTTATCAAATGTGGAAAAGTAAAAGAATACTTTATCATTATCCTTGCTGCATTCTATGCCATCTTCGGCAATCATAATATTATCGTATTTCAGCATATCTTTGTAGAAGTCAGCGTGAAGAAATTTTCCGTCAAGTGCGGTTATCTCAGGTTCCTTCAACCCCGATATTTCTGAAATTCTGTTTTTTGCCAAAATATGCCCGTCACTTGCGTATGCAAATCCGTTTTTGAAATAGATACAACACATTTCAGGTTTGATAGGATAATCTCCAGAACAAGCAAGATGCATCTGAACTTTCTTGTTAAAGTTGTTTCCTTTTTCTGACATAAATCATTCCTCCTTTGTCTTACTACGTTCCTTAATCATCGCATCGGCTATCTGGTAAGCATCTTTAGCCTGTTTTTCATAGTTGTAGTTTGTAATACTAACCTCTTTGGATGGGAAAAACAGTGTTACAACTCTATTCCATAAAGTTCTTCTGCGTTTTGCTGTCATCATTATGCACTTCATTGCTTCAAGCGCAATATGATCTCGTGATATGTTGCTTTCCATAATCAGTCCTCTTCTTGTATTAGTCGTTTAATCAATTCTTTTTTCCATCCTTGAATAAATCCATTTTCATCAATATTCATAATGATGTAGTCGCCATATCCTTCATCTGCCGGACACATAATCTTAGGCACATAGCCGTCATAAGAAGCAATGGCGATGTGGTCTTCATCAGTAATATCACATATAAAATCATCGCATACTTTATAGTGAACATTGGCAGTTGTTCCTTGCGCCCAGTTGACTATTTGTCCTGTCTCAATTGCTATAATAGGTCGCCAACGATAATGGTCTGAATATATACTGTAATCAGCCTCTTCTTTTATTTGTACAGCACAAGGCATAAGAGGTTTACCTATGCCTTTACTCTCGCACAAATCAATGTCTCTCACTCCGTTTACTTCTGCATCTTCCCAATAGTGGACACCTGCATCTACTTTCAGATAGACCGCCTCAAACTCGGTCGGTTTGTTGATTGTAATTTTCATATTATTTTAATTGATTAATAACTTGTCTTTTGATTTTCTTGCAGAGCTTCCCGACAAAACGTCCATGCTTCTCTGTTCCGTCATCGGGCAACTCGTTTTTGTAAGTATTGAGCAACTTCTGGATGAGAAGCACTTCTTGTTTTGTCAAAGTAAGTTTCATAATTATTAGTCTTTAATCTCCCATAAATGCCAGCAAGTACTATGTAAGTTCACAAATTCTTCTCTCGGAGGGAATATTTGTGCCACTTGAATGTTATTTGGTAAAAACTTATATCGTACATCTTTCAACTGCTGATAACCTAATGGAAACTTAGCACTTACTGATAAATGCCATAACCCATTTTCTATTGCAATTATCAAACTCATCCCTTTGTATTTAAATACTCCAGTAGAATATACTCCATATTTGTCTGTTATTTCTTGCTCTTTAATATGAAAAGGGAATGACTTTGATCCATCTAACCTGTATTTGAGCAACTCTTCTCGTGTCATTTATTAAATGTAATTTATATGTTGTTCAATTTCTATCTCCATCAACTGAATCAAACGTTCTTCGTCTGGAGATGGGATATATATGCCACATTGGGCACTCGCGAAATTCCGAAACCTTTCAATGGTAAGGCTAAACTCTGTACTATCAAGGTCAGACGAACTTCTTAAGTATTTTATTCTCCCAAGAAACTTGTCTTCTCTCTCACGGACGAAAGTGTCTTTGTTGCAGAGAATCTTGTAATAGTTCCGCTTTACATATTCCATCGTTTCACCGATTTGGCAACCGAGATAAGCAAGGCAGACATGAAGGTATTTGTTCTGATTTAAAGATCTTTGGGGTTTCTTTTCCGTCAATTCAAACACCTTCTGTTCCTTTATCAACTTCTCCAGCTTCGCTCTTGCCTGCTGGACGTGGAGAGGATTAGAGCCATCGTACTTCATCAGAATGGCAAATCTAGATCATCATCCTGGGAAACACTCGGAGCAGCTTCTACTTCTGTGGAAGATGGATATTTATTAGAATCAACAGTTTCTGATAAATCTGCTATGATGTATCTTACGCCCTCTTTTCTCTCTTCTTTCTTAGGGGCACAACTCATAAAATGAGTATAAGTAATATCTCCAAATGTAGCAGGTTCTTTCCGCTTGAAGATTGCGAAGTTTAAGAAACATCTTTCCTTACCATCTTTACACTTTACTTTCTTTATCAATTCCTTTGGAATGTCTGATAAACAAATACTTCCTCTTAACATAATCAAATGAATTTAAATTTATAACCTTTTATTTTTCTATTATCGTCATCTATCGCAGCAGTCATACATGACCTACTTACCCTTAAAAACTCTGCGGCCTCTTTACCACTGTCAAAAACTCTCATAAGCACGTTCAATGTCGGATGGAACATGCCAACTGGCTTATATTTAGTTATAGAAATCCGATATCCCCTTGTACCATAATTTGCATTATATTTGTAAGTACACCATTCCAAATTCTCAATAGAATTGTTTGCCGGATTCTCATCCTTGTGATTTATGCAAGGATAGTTATTGGGATTAGGAATGAATGCCTGTGCTACAAGTCTATAAACAAAGAATTTCCTGTTTAAATTCCCCTTACTGAGTTCAACCCTTGGCCTTCCGTCTTTTTGATAAAAAATCGTCTTCATCCTTTCAGGTACAACTTTTAATCCTCCTTTGAAGTGTGGTACATATCTTTTCAAACTTTTCACCCTGCCTAAATTGCTTATCTGATATAATCCTTCATATCCGACAATATCTTTCCATATCTCAAATTCTTTAGATATAGAACCACTTAAAATTGCCATAATTATATTGTTTTTAATGTTACACTTCCAACTACTGGAATCTCTTTTAAATATTTCTTATATAAATCAGGATAATCTTTCTCAAACGCCTTCTTGTCGAAATCCTTTCTGATAGTGTCCTTTTTGCGAGTAAATGATATGATATCACCTTTCCAACTATATTCACCGGCTTCTACCATAGCCATCATTACGCCATCAGTTATTTCTTTCTTTTTATCGGACCAGTATTTTGCCTGTGACACAATTTCCTGTATTGTCCTCTCCATCTTTCGGTACTCGTCAGGAAGAGTAACAGGAGATATGGAATAAGGATTTACAAACTGCCTGCCTTCCGAATCACATTTCAACAGATTCATTACAATTTCTGATGGTATTCTCTCGACTTCTACTATCTCATGGTTTTTACCTCTCAACCATATACCTATAAGCCTTACCGCATTGCATCCCGGATTCTGCAACTCAAAAAAGTATGCATATATACTCAACTGCCATCTTACAGATTCCTTGTCAAGCACGTAAGTGGTCTTTATATCGCCCAAAGTAAAATCAGTTTCATTTTCGCGATAAACTTTGTCGATACAGCTTGCATAGTGCTCATTATCTGATACTAGATATTCGGAACATTCGTATCTCAATCCCCAATCGTCTTTCAGTTCCTTATATCCTTGTGCTTCATCGCTGTCATGAGTTATACCCATATCATCGACAAGTTCGCATATACTGTGGATCATAGTACCTCTTTCAGCCGCTTTTCTTAACACGTCTTCGGGAACATCACGGTATTTATCAGGGAAAAGCTGTCTGCTTATCACGGAAGTAATACCGCTTAGTTCCTTATCCCCTAGCATATAAGTATGTTCATCGGGATTGAAAATGACTTGTGATTTGATTAGTTTCATTTCAGTTCTCCTTTCCTTCTTGTCACCGCTTCAATAAAACGTTTATCACTCTGTAATTCCTTATAATTTCCCCATACTACCTGTAATGTCTCGATTGACAGGCTTGATCTTACTTCCTGTAATGCCATCGCAAGGAAATCCGTTTCCTCAGGTGTTGTACTATCAGGGTCCTTTTGCTCTTCTGTAGGAATCAGGAACAATTGAAGCAAAGAATACTTCAACGCTATGCTCATTGCTTTATTCATCCCTTTGTCGCCTGCGTCCATTGCTTCACCCACATTTACAGTTTCCACAAAGCTGCCATCAGTGGTCATATACCTAAACTTTATCGTAGCCCTTGTAAATGTGTTCGTACCGCCGGATTTCGTTATTCTGTTCTCCGTTGTGAAGTTCTGCACTTCCTGTAGTATGAACACCTCATTTTTTGAGAATAATTCATGAAGTTCGTTCATAACGTTGTCAATCCCACGGAATTTGAATCCCTGTTGCTGGTTCTTCTCCGATTTGGTGATAGCCTTTGTCTCTTTGAGGATATTGGCTATCTTACTGTATATTAGCTGTTCACTCATTATAATATTATTATTTACCAACACAAAAAAGGCAGGTCCGCAGTCCTTACAAAGTTCCGCTTCCTGCCATGATATATCTCCACTTCTTCAAGCTCATTTTCAAGAGAATCAATTTCTTCATTGATAAGTGCAATATATTCAGCCTTACTGTCAGCATTGAATGTGAGCATTACCGCTTCTTCACTCATTTGCTGAACCGTGTCAAGCTCTGAATAAAGCTTATCAAGTTCTGAATTAATAGATGATTTACACCTCATACTTTCTCCAAAAATTGCAAAGGGAGTGAATAAACAGCTTTTAACTTAGAAAATTTGACATCTGCACGCCCATCTTTAATTTTAATAATCGTGCCTATCAGCGTATCGCCAATTTCACGGACTTTATCACCTTTTTTCATAATAACTACGTTTAAATATTTGTCCGAAAGACAGGAATCGAACCTGCTTCTTGTGGGGTAATGAGACCTACATAAAGAATATGATTATTATTAAATTACCACATACATTCCATAATGCTACTTTCGGAGGATGTTCATACCTATATTCACATACCGGCATGAACGGATAATATTACTAACTAAAAAATAGATAGAGAAAATATTAGTCACACTCTTTCAGTTCATTGTATGTCAGGACTACCAGTCTTATGCACAACAGGAAGATAATGGAAAATATAATCACAGATACGCATTTTACAGGACTTTCCGTAACTATCGCACCATAAATCATTCCTAAAGAACATAAGGCGGCAAATAAAGACATGATAAAATTGGCTGTTTTCATTATATTATGTAAAAAAGGGTACGTCCCCAAATAGAAGTATAAACTGTCACATTTAAAACTTTATTGATGGAAAAGAGGAACGTACCCGAATTATTATTACTTTTGCGGTGTCACATTTAAAATTTTTGTATTATGAACAAATTTATACTGATCGAGGGCAAGACTTTCCCTTGTTATATAAATCCTGATCATGTAACTTTCATTGAACATAAGAACCGTATGACTTTTATTCATTTGGTATCCGGTGATGTGGTTGAAACAACTTTGCCAATACCTCAAGTGTTGTCTCTGTTAAGCCAACAATAGTATTCTTCCCAAAGATCATTGCCAATTCTAGCAATTAGAAGCTTGTCTCTCCACGTATATATCGGTGAATTGTAAATCCACTCAAAGAGATGCGTGGAGATGGGTTTTTTTGTTTCTATGGCAATCTTAATAAGCCGTCTTTTGAGCCATTTTTTAAGAAATCGTTTCATGAGGTCATTTAATTATTAAGTTCGTTCCCCTCAACGGCTTAAACCGGTTGTTACCCCGAATCTTACGGGAGGGGATATATTAGACCTTTCAGCGATACTTGTGCCTAACCAAGCATACTTCTACGCTAAAGACAAATTGGCGTGCTGAAAGTAAATTTCATTTCAACTTCGTGGCTTTACCACCATCAGACATTTACAACCATTCGACCGTTATCGTCTTATCTTCGGTTGCTATCGGTGTCAATTCCGTTCCACTTGCACCCACCACTATCCACCATCACTGGCTTCGCTTCTGTGCCTGCGCAGAAATCATATATAATAATTGTACGGTTTTATCCATACATTATTTCTATTGTATAAATAAATATTTCAAAGAACTACTAATTTGAAGTTTCGGTCGGAGTTGAACCGACTTTTTTGCTACATAATAAGGTAAATACCTTTCCCGTCCTGTCCCGAAACCTTCTCAGATATACATTTATCGTTCAAGCATTTTTACTATATCTGATTTTCTATACCTTCTTCGACATCCTACTTTTGTATATGGAATATCGCTGTGCATTACATAGCTTATTGACATGCTTAACATTCGGGCTACCTGTTCTGGAGTAAGCCATTCATCTGCTTCTTCTGTGACAACTTGTGATACAATAGTCTTGATGTCCTTTTTCATCAACTTGTATATCTCCTCAGCTAATATTTTTACTTCGTTACGCGTCATAAGCTACTATTCATTTATTCTTTATATACCCTAGTTCCCTATTGCAGTAATCGAAATAGAATTAGACTCCCAGTCTGTGGTAGTCGAGTAATTAGATATATCAGCAGGTTTCCTTGTTTTCTTTACGTAGCAAACCAATGAAACTGCCGAATGGCATTCTCTTGGATTGCTCAAGATGAATGTCCTTGTCTTTCCCGGTCTGATTTTTAGAATGTCTTCTACTGTAACTTTCATATCTTTATTTGATTTTATTATCACAATAAAAAGGCATGGTTTGCGAATTTTTGCTATATTTGCAGTGTTCAGTTGCGATAAGGAGCGAATTATATCCGCATCCCATGCCTTATTTGTTTGTTTTACGATGCAAATGTAATAAATTGTATTACAAGTAATGCAAAAGGATTACACTTTAACAGATATTTAACACTTTATATATTACATATTGGTTTCCGAACATATTCGTTTCACTATAACTTTGATATTATGGAAATTACAAGGGTTAATATCGGAGAGATAATCCGACAGAAAGTAGAAGAAGCAGGGATTTCTAAAGCAAAATTCGCTGAGACTCTTAATATTAGAAGACAAAATATCGAAAAGACCGTGTTTTTGAAACATAGTCTTGATACAGATTTGCTGTGTAATATATGTGAAGTTCTAAACTGTAATCTATTCGATTACTTCACCCTAAAGAATCCATGTAATATTTCTGATTACACAAGCGAAGCTAAAGTTTCATTCACCATTGAGGCAGGTGCTGAAAAAAAGAATGTCGTGTATAAGCTGCGCTATGGAGAGAACAAATTTGAAATAACTCCTAATGATTGAATAATATGGATTACAGGTTTTACGGTAAACAAGAGTTTATAAACGATTGCATGAAAATGAATCGTGAAGAGTTTAACATACATTGCATTGGCATTCTTGAATACATTGTAAAGGTATATAAAGAAGATGGGAAACTAATGCCTATATACAAGTATGTTTCTGCTGCAAGGTGGAGAGTAATTAACTATTGCGACCGTCCGGGTGGTGCAACGAAAGAAGATTGCGCTGAATACAATAGAATATATGATGCTGTAATGAGGAACGAAAATAAAGATAAAAAATAAATAAGCGTGTTTAGTGATTCTGAAAAGAACAATCTTTTACTTGCAATAAGTAAAGTAGGATTATTTACTACATACGAAAACTCTGAAATGGTAATTATTGATGATTACTTGGAGAAAGAAGGGTATGTAAAGGTAAATGGGAGATTGGGACCGGTTTCGCATTATATTTGTTCAATAACTACAAAGGGAGAGGTTTTCTTGAAAAGAGGTGGATTCAACGGGAAGTTAAGTTCAATTATGAATAAACAGGAAGTATTTATCGTACACGGGAGAGACAATGAAGTAAAAGAAAGCGTTGCAAGAGTAATCGAGAAATTAGGATTTGAAGCAATCATATTACATGAAATGCCGAACGGAGGGAAAACTATAATTGAAAAGTTTGAAGATTATTCAAATGTTGTTTTTGCTGTTGTCTTATATACACAATGCGATAAAGGAGGACTAAATGCAAGTGATTCTGTGCAAAAACCAAGAGCAAGGCAAAATGTTATATTTGAACATGGTTTCTTTGTAGGCAAATTAGGCAGGAACAAAACTTGCGCACTTGTGAAAAGTGATAATATTGAAATTCCAACCGACCTGAGTGGAATTGTATATATAACTATGGATAATGAAGGGGCTTGGAAGGTAAAATTAGCAAAGGAAATGAAAGAAAGCGGTTGTGATGTGGACTTAAACAGATTACTTCAAACATTGTGAAAACAAAATATAGATAGGGACGATATTACCTGTGCCCCGGCAAAGAACAGAATGAGCTATAATCCCAATTCTAATGAAATAGTATATAAGCAATGAATAATGAATACAGAAACAAAATATAGAGTTGCTTCGTGCCTTGTGGTGATGAGCTTAATATCATGCTCAATGAGCCTTATTGCTTTGTACATTGCAATACCTCAAATACCCAATAATACGTATGATTATAATGGCGCACTCGTAACAATATTGTCTGTTCTTGTAACTCTGTTGCTTGGATGGAACATATATACAGTGGTAGATTTTAATAGAAAAGTCGAAAAGGCGGAAGAAAAAGTTGGGGAAGAGATTGAAGTGATAAAAGCAGAGAGTGAAAAGTTAAAGGATGATTATTTGGAACTTGAAAATAGTTTGAAGTATATGCAATCAGATATAACATTTACATCTGTATTTAACTATGCAATGAAAATAGATAAGGAAACGACTTTTGTTCAATATGCAATAGATGGGTACATAGATGCTTTAAATGTTGCTATAAAAGATGGATTGAATAAAGATAGAATTGATGTAGTTGTAGATTCACTTTTTACGATTTTAGATAAACCAAACGATTCAAAATCATTGATATTACCAAATATGACAAACGTCTATTATTCTGTTGTGTCGGAAATTCCAAAAAGAGGGGCTTCTAAACGAACTTTAGGTGATTTAATATTAAAATTTACGGAAGAGGAATATATACCATTCCCATCTGGCTATGTACATATTATGAGTGATCACCATCCTGATTTCATTCAACAAAAGCATAGTTGACGCTTCATCCATAAAATAACAAGCAAGTACCCCAAAACGGTGTAAGAGAATAAGAAAGCGAAATAACTAACTCAGTAAAAGCAACATTATGAGAAAGATTCTATTATTTATGCTATGTGTAACCTCGTTGGCTTCTTGCAGTGGAGGAATTGAAAAAGTATGTGTTATGGGGATAAGAGATAGAATCATATATGTTGATGAGAATAAATACGAATTACTACTTGAAAAGCTTAAACAGAAAAAGAAGAAAAACGTAATTGAGGTGATAAAATATGTTATTGAGATTATCACCTCTGCGATATCCAAACTTTGATATCAATAGTGTCCTCTGAATTCGTCAAGTATTTCAGGATGCTTTTCGTGGATATATCTTATAAAATCGTCCACACCTGCATAATCGTTCTCTATTTGTTTGTCAATATCAACCTCAAAATGTTCGCAATGGAACTTATTGACGTATATATTGAAAAGGGAATGTTTGATAAAAGATTCAAGAATGTCAATCTTATGTTGCAGAAAAGCGACAAATTGAAGGTCTGACAAGTTCTGTTTCGGTTCTTGTTCAATGTGACTTGCTGATTTAAATGGATTTTTCATAATTCGTTCTTTGATTTAGTGATACAATCGGTTTTTCTTATTAAGTTTACCATAATGAATGGCTCTAATATGATTAATAATATCATTTAAGGCTTCTGAATTAATAACTTGCTCATTAGTAACTCTTATGGTAGTTATCCCCTTTTTAAGAGATAAGTAGTCCCTCTGTTTATCGTAATCTTTATTTAGAGAATGGTATCCACCGTCAATTTCAACGGCAATTTTAGATGTCTTTATATAGATGTCATAGAAATAAATATGATTACCGATAGTTATTGATTTTTGCCTGATACATTTATCTTTTATACATTTGGGCAAATTGTTATAAAGGATAGATTCTTCTTTTGTTGAATGGGCTAATAGATTTTCCCTATTTTTATCTATCCATTTATTTCTTTTATCTTTTACTGATTTAGCCCATACTTTTAATTCATTTCTCATGTTATTATAATTTTTATATATACCGTACCCTATCCCTCACCTACCTAATATTTAATTAGGAGACTGGGTTAACATTCAGACTACATAATATATAGCTGAATGTTTGTGCTGATTATACAGTTCCGCCCTCACCTGCCTAAGAGTCTTATCTCTTAACTTGTATCTCGGTCTCTTGTCAAAGTGGTAAAATCTTTGTGAGTCGCCTGTCGTTGGTACGTGGAACGGAGCAGGACATTACAAGAGTTATAATCAACATAAGAGCCTTTTTATCTCACGGCTGTCATTGGTTTAATCCAAAGTTCCGCACGGTAGGCACTGATAAAACCGATTGTATGGATTTAGTCTAACTTATAGGAAAGAAAAAATCCGTTGCTAAAGTAGAGCGGCAACGGATTTCCAAATATAAAGAAGGCTCACGTTTGAGCGATTGTTTAATCATATGTCTGTTGCCGCTCTACTTGCAACGGATGCAAAGTTGCAAAGTATTTTGCGATAAAAAAAACAGCCGATTATAGGTTGTTAACATATAAAGATAAACGAACAAGAATAGACCTGTAAAAAAACAAAAAGTTATGACATATAAAAACAGTTTAAAACGAATGTATCGGCTAAAACATGATACCGATTAAAAATAATTACAAATTAAACTACTGATTATCAGATATATAAATATTGATGTTGTAATCGCAGCGGAATCACAAGGTAAAACCGCAATCGTTTAGCTACCAAACGATTGCGGTTTTCTTATTTCTAATTTGCACAACTTGTATTGCCTATGTATGTTAGGAATTCTGGCTCAGTTGTAATTCTTGGGGGATTAACATTTGTTAATTTCCCTTTATGCATACACCTTTGATAATCTATACAGAAAGAACCTCTTATCTACTACTCCACGAAATGAAGCCCTAAATGCTTTAATTTTTGCATTAAAAG